TAGATGATTAAGGAGGCCCACTATCATCCTCCGCTTGCGGTTCTGCGTCAGGACACTAAATCGAATCCAAAACGCCCCCAAATATATTACGCTTTTTTTAACGTATTACGAAATTTATTAAACAGATATTTTCCTATATCTTGATTTTCTGTAAAATACTTGCGTAGATTATCCATGCCTTGATGCTGCTTCTTAAACTCAACCCCAAGTTCTTTCTCTACTTCTTCGGCTAGCTCGTCTGAGATTGTGACCCATGCGCCTTTGGCTGTTGCCATACCCCACATGAGAAGCATGTCTACTACTTCGTATTCTACCCATACGCTTTGGCCGTCTCTTGCGCCATAACGGATTGGATACTTTACCAGCGTTCCAGTTTTTTCGTTTGGTGTCTTTCTGAAAACGATTTTACACCAGTGACCAAGCATATCTCCTTTGCCGTT